GGCTTCCATCCACCAGCAGGAAGTCCACCTAATGCAAAGTTAGATGCATTCGCAGCCTGTAGTTCAAGTCTTGCCTTCTCAAAGACGGGCATAAAGTTCTTACTTCTTGCTTCCATGGCAAAAAGTTTTTTATACGCTCTTGACGCATCCATTGATGCGTTAATTATTACTGGCATTACGCAATCCTTCTGCGCTTATATCCCTTAACAGCCATAAGCTCTTTCTCCAAGAAACCAGTCTCAAGTGGCGCGACATTACGTGGATTTAGATCCTTAACGCCAACAACATCATCATGCATGTTCTGCATTTCTCTAGTTGCAGCACGCAAAATCATTAACTTAAAGGCTTTCATTGATGAGCCATCTAGGCCACCGTCATACTCAACCGTAACAATGTCGTTTGGAAATGCCCTATATAGCTCCAAGCCGTAGCGACGGACTATGTAGTCTCTTTCAGCGACTTGAACTATTGGGGAACCTTCTGGATTGGTTATTGTTACTGACTCAACTGAGACAACTGGAGTGTTTCTTAGGTAAACAGCAGCTGGTGGCTGAATATATGGAAGTACATTTCCTGTTGTGTCAAGGCTGTAGTCGTAGAAGAACGAGGAAACTGGAACTCCTTGAAATTCAGCAGTAACCGAATATTCTTCAGTGAATGTTTGTACCTCAACTGGTCTGCCCAGAAACATCTCAAGTTCGCTCTGTAAACCTTCAAGTACCAACTCTGCGGCATCTTCCTGACGATTCGTCAGGCTAATATCCATGTAGGTTTTTAATTCAGCAATGCTAACTAGCATTATGCACCACCCTCAATTATGGATTTAGCCACGACGCGTAAGGTTCTCGCGGCCTTCTCTTGCGAGCGCACGCCCCTGACCCTGCTGTGTTCTTACGCGCTGACCACGACCATACTGTAGGCGGTCGGCTATACGTCGCAATGTATAAGCAACTGCTCGTCGCCACCAAGACGGCTTCTGCTCGCCATCTAGCTCAATATCTTCAACATCATTAGGTGTGACCATTGCATCCTCCAGATGCGAATCTAAACATAATTAGATTATCATCTTTGTTGGCTATCTATATTTATCTGTCCTTATTCGGTGGTCGCTCAATAACTGTTTCCTCAGGTTGCTCAATAGTACCTGGTGGAGCTTCAACTGGCACCCAAGCTCTAGAGTATTTATGCTCCTTCACATTTCTTGTTTTGAGCACAGAACCGTCCATCATTAAAGTTATTTCTGCGTAGCTCATATTAAGCATATCCTTAATCTCGTCAGGAGAGTATTTGCGCGAGTGAAACAACTCACGAACAATCTGTGACATATATTGAGCAAGAATAATACCTCTTCCTCTATTGAGGCGCAGATGCATCAACATGGCATCGGCTGTGTCAACATCTTCAAATATTACAGGCACAAGTTTTTTATCTCTTTTGAGAATGCGTTTGTCTGTTTGGGCACATACCCAACGGTGGAAACCATCAATGATCTCTAATGAGTCTTTTTTAACAATAATTGGAGCAAACCAGCCGTAGTCATTAATAGAGTCGGCTATTACTTGGAGGTCAACCTTCAGGCAGTGCGTTGCCCTCCATGGAGCTGGTTTTATTGAATCCCACTTTACATATTCAATTTTCATCGTGAATCATCCTGATAGTCGAGCGAATTTAATTCGGCCATTTCCTGTATTTGTTGCATTTCAATGTTGTACGCCCGTGTGCCTGGCCCAATCGGACTCACAGATGTCATGCTGAATTCATTCAATAAAATGTTTCTAATTAACCAATGAATCGGGTATGAGCGTGGATCTTTTCTGTGCTTCTTGCGGAACTCCGAAGCAAAAGCCATTGCCCGCTGATTGAGACCGGGTGTAAGAACATTCTCTTCAATGCAACGCTTTACGCCACTCCACTCTTCTTTGGCATATATCATTATGACTTTTTCAATGTCAAAGTCTGGCCACCAGCGGCGCTGTGCATCAACCTGTGGAAAGCATTCTACGAGTCTGTCGTAAAATTCTGGCTCCGTAACCACGACGTCACCGATTCGCCTAACCGCAACAGCATGGAGTGGAATACCAACACGAGAATTACTTCCCGTGAGACTGGCTAAGTCGTAATATTCACAGTAACTCGCTTTATGTTCTTCTGTAATAAACTTGAACACATCATCGGTCGTCCAGTCGTATATTACCTTCGCAAAGCGCAACGGTATATTTGACTTCATTTTATATGGAATTACGATATAATTCTCATGAAGTTTTTGTACGCACGACCTATAGCGGATCATTGACTCATTTGCCCTGACGCCAGTTATGTAGGCAACTCGCCCTTTCTTTCCCTGCATCGTGTAGTAGTCAATTGACTGAGGAATTGGCTTGTTCGGATCAAGTCCAAAGTGCTCTGCCCTTATTGCCCACTTTGGTATATCTCTAATGAGCCGATTTTGCTTCCGGCGCTTCTCGGACCAGAGAAGACAGTATTCCCTTCGCCCAAGAACCCATATTTCCTGACCCTGAGGAAGGCAGTACCACTCCATGTCAACCCAGTCGTAATTACGTACTTCCTGAATGAACTTAATTACAAGATTACTAACCATCTCCTCGTCTCTAAAGATGACCTTTACTGGCCCAAGTCCTCGCTCCTCGTGTATTTCCTTAGCCAAGTAGAGGATTGCTGTGCTGTCTTTGCCGCCGGAAAATTGCACACAGACGGTGTCAAATGTGTCGTAAATATGCCTCATGCGCTCACGCGCAGCATCTACGCACGACATATCTAAAAACATTCTTTGTCGCGTCATGTCAGTCGTGGATCTTTCTTTGCTTGAGCATAAGCTTCGTATGTGGATACATTTAATACATCTCCATTACTATGCCCAATGCATTCTGTGTCTATACAGAAACAGCAAGACCAGCCGTGGCTTTCACTAAACTCCACAGTCATGCGAAGTCCGTGGTTTGACGCCCATCTCTTGTAGTTTTCCAAATCCGTATAAGTATTAAAATTGCTCTCGTGTTTATATTTCTGTGTGTGCATCTATAAACATCATCAACCGTTGAGCGGTTGTGTCTCCTTCATAGACAGTTGAGTTCTTCAGGTAACGAATAAAATCGTACCAATGACGTTGCTGATCAGCGTCGTCAAACATGAGCGTGTATTGCACAACTGCTTTTGCGCCAGACGATACTCCAGCAGCTGCCGCTCCCCTTGAAGCTGCATCAACAGACATGTTCTGCCTCTCAGCTTTTTGCTCAATACCCTCATCATCAAATTCTGGCATGAATGGATTTATAATCTGTGGTGGAACATACCCTTCTGAAAGAATATCGCTAGCAGACAAACGCTTGACCTGCTCGCTTATTGCCGCCATCTCAAAATCGTCCCAACCAAGGTCTTCCATTAACTCTGGATAGAAATCGGTAACCTGAGAAATCATTTCGTTTAATAAATCTGGCTCAGTATGCCCAAGCTCCATTGTTCTATTATCAGCAAGAGCAAATGCAATTGCACGCGAATCATCTGCATCAAGCTTCACCGCAGCAATTTTTTGCCAACCGAGACGCCGTGCAGCTTCAAGTTGGTGATTTCCAGCGATTACCGTAAAAGAACCATCGCCATTATCTTTGATTACTATCGGTTTTACCTGCCCGAATTCAGAATATGAGGCCATGATTGCGTTCACGTTGCCAACCCTCGGATTGCCAGGCAGAGGTACAAGCAGATCTACTTCAATTTCAAACTCCACCAAACTTGGGTGTATTTTCATGAGCCGCCAACCTGGAATCTAATATTTGCGTTAAGTGTTCTGAGTGCGTCAATACTGGTTCTCAGTGACGTGAGTAACTCTCTTTTTGACTTAACCATCGCCTCAGCAATTTTATGATCAAAAATTTCTTCAGACAGTTTGTAGTCCGACCATGCTTCGCGCTCCTTGATTGAACCCTTTGCAGAGAGGTATTCCTTGGCCCAATTTGATTTATACAAAGCTTCTTTCTTCGCTGCGTCCTCAGCCAGTGATTCGTAGGATTCAGTTTCCTCTTCAAGAAGCGAGAGAAGACGTAAAAGCTCATTTTCAACATCAATTTGACTAATAGGTTTAGAGCGCACTGTTCTCCTTTGTGGTTTGAATGGATGTTAAAGCGTTCCAATCTATCTTGTCAAGGGCTGATAGTTGTGTTGCAGACCATGTGTAGTCTGAAATGCCGATACGCGTTCTGCACATTTCTTCAAGTATCCACGCGTCGCACATGTCGTCGGCTCCTTTGCCAGAAAAAACGAGCCCTGTTTTAGCAGATACTGAGGACATTACTTCGGTTTTTGCAGCGTTTCCACGTCCTGTTGCGAACTTGGCACGACAGGTTGGCGGTATGTCAACGTAAGGGATGTTTTTCTCCCACAGGCGCATTCTAACAACACCACCTAGTTCGCCAATACTGTGGGCTTGACTATTGCGTGAGGCGAATGAATAGCCCTCAATTGCTACAAGTTGAATACTATTGTCAATGACAGCATCTAGTATGGCTAGTGAAATGATTGATAGCCGTTCTGATCCTTTGGCAGGTGTTGTGATGGTTCCAGTTTTCCCGTTGACGGATATGCCAGTAGATGTTAAAGATAGGTCAACTCCGAGGATGTTCATGCTGCAAACCTATCATTTATTGTGTAGAATATAAATACCCGCTACCCAGAGGAGACATAAATGTCAACAGCAATTTTAGCCCCATCAACCATCACACTGAACATTGCTGGCACACTTGCCACAACCAGCATCGTTACAATGGCTATGCCATTTGCTGGCAAAATCACAGGCGCTTATGTCGCAGTGACCACAGCCCCGGTAGGCTCAGCACTTACCGCAGACCTTAAAGTCGGTTCCGATGTAGCAGCAGCGTTCTCAATCGCAGCCGCAGGAACTTCAGACGAAGGAACACTTACTGCAGCTAATTGCGACTTCGCAAAAGGCGACCTTGTCAGCCTTGACGTTTCAGCTGTTGGTTCAAGCACCGCTGGTTCAAACATGACTGTCGCATTCACGGTTGTTCAATAAATAAACTTTCAATTAACTGAAAGAGCGCGTCATTTTGTGGCGCGCTCTTTTTTTATGCCATACTATTTTGGTTACCCAACAGCGGGAGAATAAATGTCTGGAATTATTCCACCATCAATCGTCAATTACGACTGGACAGTCAAAATCAACGACACTTCTTTCTTAAATGTGTCTTTCCCATTCCCAGTCAAGATTGAGTCAATCTGGTTTACCACACAGGAGATTTATGGCCAAACAGCAGGTTTTTGGCAGGGCGACGAGGAAACCCTGGACATTGAAACAACCGACAGAGTCTTGAGACTTGCAGCAAGCAAGACCAAGAACACCAAGGTTCAGCACGACAACACCGACAACCCAAGCGATTACATGTATGTATTCGAGAATGTTGGATATCAAGACGAGCCAAACGATTCCCTGAAGCCAACAATGTGGCTCGGCAACCCAGACGAATCCGATGGCAGAACAGGCGCATTCTCCACAAGTTCAGGGTACTCAAGTACATTAAGCCTTCGTAGCACCGCTAAAACACCTGTTGACAAGGTTCGCGCACAGAACAGCAGTTGGAGCGAAAACGAGTTCAATGCACAGACCTATCTTGCAGACGCCGCAATTTTGAACACCGATGAGTTCCTTCAGTTGTTCGTTTACGATGGTGGCGGCGACTGGACAGGCTACGAGAATGACGGAAAGGTCACCATCTCGATTGCATACACTGGCATTCACAGTGTTCAAGCAGATTCGGCTAAGCCATGGGCAGCATGGTGGAACGACTAGTCTTGCCGTATGGCAAAACTACCTTCAACATTTGCGCTTGATACTGGAAACAAACTCAGCGACCGCTTCTTTGACATTCGTTGGCATTCTGCTGGCATGCGTCCGCCCCCTAAAAGGTGGTACACGAACAATGAAGAACTACCCACCGAAGACCTGACCAAGTGGGGCTGGGGTGAAGTTGACGCAGAAGGCCGTTTGGTAGTTAAGTATTACAGCGAAGAAGTTTTTGGTCCTGAAGATGAAGTAGTAAAAATGTGGTTCGTGCTTCTTGACGGACGACATATTCAGCCTGCTCATTTAATTCTTCTTGGATTTGCAGACGACAGATACCCATGGGGGACCGTATTAGAGGGCGCGGAAGCATCTCGGGTTCTTGAAAAGGAGTACATGTCCACATGGGCCGGAATGATTAACTGGCGCGCTGGAGACCCAGAGATTCAGCAGATTACTACTGCTCCAAAATGGCGACGTAAGAGGATTTCAGTCATGATGTTTGGCGTTTGTGACGTGGTGAACGCCTGTTACGGATTTAGTCCTGGCGTAGTTCTTCATGGTGGTGCAGTCACTACAGCAGACGGTGAAAAATTACGAGAAATATATCCTACCGATAACGACCGAATAGAACCACGTATTGGCTCTGTCGGTCCTCAAGAATCGTAAGAGTGCTTAGATAGACCAAGGTCAAATGCAAGCTGAGGATAGTTTCCTATGCGAGTGTGGCACTGACGGCAAACGCACATAAGGTTTGATTCGTCAAGAATTGAGCCCCCTTGTGAGCGGCGCACTAACTCATGGACGTCCATGGAGGCGTTGCGTCGGTATACAGATTTCTCGTCATGTTCTGCAAATACTGGGCATGCTTCACAAAAGGGGCGTTCTTCTAATAGGCGGGCCACCAATGGGCGACGCAGTCTGTACTCAGCCTCTTTCTTCTTTGAGCGGTGTCTCACTGGTATGAAGCAAGCTCGTCCTGGCTGATTGAATCAAAAAGCCACTCATTTTCCAAGACCGACCAAAGAGCTTTGTCAATTGGCGTCGCCTCCATGTCCATTTCAGTCATCATTGCTTTATGCTTCCTGATTGCAGACGCAAGAATGTCGGCATCAAGATCAATTGACCCGCCTTGATCGTCCTCTTCAATCATTATTGCAACCTCATCAAGGCGCTTTGAAATATGAAACGCAAAGCGCTCAATCTTCTTGAGCCTAGCCTCGTAATCATTCCGCGCATGCTCTAAAAGTGCCTTGCCATCACTGCCCAGCGCCTCATAACGACCATAGTCATCGTTCATATCGTGTTTGATGTCGTTGATCTGTTCATCAACATTGCGCAAAAGAGCAAGAAGAGCACGTTTCCAGCGATCATGGTTCTGTGGCTGACGAAGAATCTTTCGCTGAGTATGCGAGACTTTATTCTTCACATCTTCCGCTACAAGACGAGCAAATACATCATCATTCATTTATTGCTCCAATAACTACAAATAGTTTTCTTATATGAACACCAGTCACAAAGCCTCGTTGGCACAGCTTCCCACTCGCCCCCCGCACACAATGTGTCAATATTTTGCTTTACTGCGACTACAACTTCCTCAACTTGAGAAAAATCAGACGGTGTCGGATGCTTGTCAAGACGTACTCCTTCTTTGAGAAAGAGCAATTCAAGGTAGCCAACAGGTTGCTGTTTTTCTTGAGCCAGCAAATGAGCATAAACAGTCAGCTGAAAAAATTTTGATCCAGCAAAACGTGGCGCTGGTGACTTGCCAGTTTTGTAGTCAGAGATAACTATTTCATTATCGTTATTTACCGACCAACGGTCAATAAAGCCTCGCATCTGGACTCCAGCAATTTTTCCGTTCAGCTCGTGCTCAACTCCATTTGGATTCACAAGGCGCGGATCCTCCATGCCGAACAAATTCTCAATACACCACCATGCGTTCCATCTAAATGTATTCATGTTATAGCTCTTGAGAAATGGCTGAACTTTTTCTTCCCAGCCGTATTCATTCCACACTGTTGTGCTGAGGTTTTTGGCAACTCCCAAACTCCGATCCTCAGCTGGCACCTTATAGAGCAGCTCAAGAACATCATGAACAAAGTTGCCAAGTAAGGTTGCTTCTGTTGGTAATTCTTCCATTTTGTCAATACGACTCAGCTTGAACCGTAACGGGCATTGCTGAAATGTAGAAATTGACGAAGGTGAGAGATAGTCGGGTGGTTTGAGCTCAGTCATTTTTTCCGCTGTCCGTGTCAGTGAACTTAAGTTCAACACATTTTGCAATCAGCGCTTCCAGATCTTGGACTGTTGCGGTTGTTTTGGTTGGTTTCGGCCTGCCGCCAGAAAATTCAACCCAATGATCGTTGAGGGTGCCTTTTGCGGTTGCGTTTAAGCTCTTTGAGAGGCCGACGAAGTTGTTCCAAAGAGTTTCAATCTCAGGACTAACTTGTGGAATTTCACTAGCAACCTCAACCTCCATGGCCTCTTCTGACCTAGCAAGATAGAGGGCAATACCGAGAGTCTGAGCTGCTTTTTTAAGTGCGTCAGAGACAGCACCTTTCATCTCATCACCGAGATCAACGATGTCTCCAGCGCGTGTACGTTTGATCTTCTGACCGCCGATTCCATCGCGTGAGATCTTCCGCTCATCTTCACCAGTTCCGAATGTAGCGGTGAATGTAACATGCGCAACAATGAAGTCTGTATCTGCCTTGTCTCGCTCGCAGTAGTTAATTGCAAAGCTCCACTTATCAAGGCCAATTACCTTATTGAGACGGTTGATGACTTCACTGACAGGAATATATGTGAGGGCAGCTCCACCTTTGGTGAGAGTGCGCTCCATCTCTGGTGGAAACGGCTCGTAGAGAGCTTTCATTTCTGTTGATTCTGTTGATTTAGCCATTGTTTGATCCCTTTCTTACAATGATGCTGGTTTTTGGTTCGTCAACTTCGCAGAACCTATCTGCGTTAATTCCGATTGCGGAAAGTTCTTTAATGCGCCAATATGAAGGCTGTACATAAACGAGCATCTTTTCAATCATCTGCTCAGTAGAGAGAACAACCTCTCCAGTTCCAAGGTCAACAGATGATTCAACAATGCGCTTTGCTACAACGTTTGCAAGATCTTTGTGATTCCATGTTTTGCGAGTAGAAGCCATTTTTTTCTCAATACGCATACCATTTGAAAGAGATACTTCACTCATTTCGCGCATCACTTCAGATACGGCGTTTGTTGCCGAATCATAAACCATTGCCATATCTCCCTTGAGGCGATGGATGTCAACAAGTTTTGAGCACGCAGTCTCCGGATCGTCTGAACCTTTGATTTCATTAATAGCAGCATCAATATCAATCATAGCCTTGGCCAAAGCATTGACAAGATCGGGCCAGTTACTGTTATTCAATTGTTCTCCTAGCAGTAGTTAGTGTTGTTAGACCAAAATAGCAAGTGGCCTGCGTTGTGGCAAGCCCAATCCAGCTAAATGTGTAAATGCACTTACTGCAGAGTCAACTTGGTCGTCGTGATTACATGCCTCTGGGAATGAAGAAAACTCATCTAGCCAGTCTGTTAACCACGATCCTCTAACAACGCGAACATTTCCGTTAGCTACGGCAGCTGCAAATGGACGTGCTCTAGTCAACTTGTCCCCAGTTGACCTTATTCCACCGAAATCATAGCCAGGAAGAATATATCTAGCATATTGATCCACCAAAGCCTTTCCGGAAGAACCGGGCTCCTGCTCCATTCTGATTGCCACAGCATGCCCATCTTCTACGGCTGTTTGCGCAATTAGGTGTTCTACCTTGTCTCCTTTGACACGCGCTTTTCTGACATCAAGAACATAGGCAATGCCTTGGTCAAAGAGCATCAATGTGCCAACTGTCCAGTCTGGATCTGGGTTTGTTGATGACGGCTCGGTCGCCGCCAAGTCCCAAAATCTAACCGCCCTAGCGGAGCCAGTAACTTGAGGAACCTCAACAGGATCAATAAGCACAAAAGAAGTCCTATCAAAGAGCGTTCCCAGAGTTGTGCTCCACCAATCGCCTTCTTCGAGCCGCCTTCTCTCAACTGGATCAAGGGCAGCCAGTGCCAAACGGTATGAGGCGGCATCAATTCCCGGGTTGTCGGTGAGCAAGGATGGGACAAATATTCGGCCAGACTCAGTTCCTTCAACTATGAATCTCTGCCTAACCCAGTTCGGAGCGGGGTTTGAGGCGCATCTCATTCTCAACGGAACGGTTGCCAGCTCTCCGTTGGCTGGGCGTCTTAAACGGGAGAAAAGGTAGCGATAGTCCTGTTCGCGGATTTCAGTAACTTCGTCCATTCCTATGAACTGGAACTCGGAACCTTTATAGCGTAAATAGTCATTTGTATTATTCAAATATCCGAAAGAAATTCTTGCACCTGAAGGAAATGTAGCTGTGTAGCTATTATTATTCCAACTAACTTCGTCATAATTCTTCATCCATTCCCTAAAACGATCCATCAGGGCTCCAGGGAGGGACAAATCTGCGTATGTTCTACGGAAAAGAATTGCCGAGTATCCAGGGACATCAACATATTGAAGAGCCGACATCAGAAGTGCGGATGATTTGCCACCACCGGCAGCTCCGCCAAACAGAGCCTCTAGTCCGTATGTTCTAAGAAATACTTTTTGGGTAATGGAAGCTTCCTCGGGGCAGTATGGAGGAACCTTTGGCTGCAAATATTCAAGAACTTTGTTCCAATCAGTCATAAACCCGCTCACTTCGTATGCTTATACACTAGTATGCCTTTATCGGCTATGGTTGTATAGGAAAATATGGCTACAAACGGTGACAAACAAAAACGCAGATCGTTATTGGCGGTTTTTCGTGGGCGCATTAATAGGCGCTCAACCGCCAATACAATGATGTTTTCATTTATAATTATGACATCAATTGGCGGTTTTATGATAGCTCCAGCGGTGGGTTTTCTCATCGCTGGCGTTACGTGCGGTCTTTTTGGCGTCCTTCTGGGACTAGAGTAAAAATGAGTAAAGATGCCTTGGAACTCGTCTAATAATAAGTCTTTGTATTCACCAGAGGCCAAGTCAATTCTGACCCCTGGCGCACCAATTGCCTTTAATCCTGGTCTTGCTGGAAAGCCATACAAGGACTCGTGGGACATTGAGCGCGCATACCGCGAAGGCTTTCAAAAAGTAACATGGGTTAATCGCTGCATTGACGCTATCGCCGGCAACCAGGCACGACTTCCAGCCATGTTGCGGAAGAACAATTCGCCAGATGGTCAGATTTTGCGCAGTAGCGATAACGACCTACTCAAAATACTTAACACGAAAGCGAACATGGGCGAAAACTCGTTCATATTCAGATACAGGCTTTCATCACAACTTTTAATGTCAAGCCGTGGCGCTTTCATTGAAAAGGTGCGCGGACGTAATGGAAAAGTAATTGCTCTTCAGTTGTTACCACCACAACACACGGCACCAATACCAGATCCTAGGACATTTGTATCTGGCTTTGAAGTTGACATGCGCAACGGCACAAAAGTCATACTGAAACCTCAGGACGTAATTTGGGTTAGGCGCCCACACCCGCTAGATCCATATCTGTCACTTACGCCAATGGAAGCTGCTGGCATAGCAATTGAGATTGAAAACTTAGCGAAGGTGTATAACAGAAACTTTTTGCTTAATGATGGTCGCCCAGGTGGATTAATAGTCTTGCGTGGAGAAGTTGATGATGACGATAAAGACGAAATTAGAAACCGATTCCGTGGCAACCTCAATAGGGCTGGAGCTGTAACTGTACTTTCCTCCGACGAGGGTGTTGACTTCGTGGACACTGGGTCATCGCCGCGAGACGCTAACTACATACAGATGCGCCAAATCACAAAAGAAGAAATCCTTGCGGCATTCGGTGTCCCCGAGTCGGTTATAGGCAATGCAGCTGGCCGTACATTCAATAACGCAAATGAAGAATTGCGCGTTTTTTGGAACGAAACAATGCTTCCACATCTTGACTCTCTAGCACGCGGACTAGACGAGCTTGATGAGCAATACTACATTGACTTTGATACATCAGATGTTCCTGTACTAATTCTTTACAAGCAGGAACGTGAGCGTTACTTGCTTGACGAGTTCCAAAATGGACTCATAAGTGGTAACGAATATCGCAAAGGAACTGGTAAGAAAGCAGTTGATTCCGACTTAATGGATGCAATGCTTGCCAATCCAAACCTGACACCAATTGGTTATACGAATAAGCCATTTGATTCAACGCAGCAACAGCAAATTGACATGATGGGAGCTCCTGGCGCAATACCAGGAATGGTTCCAGGAACTGAGCAGATGGTTACAGCTCCTCAGCCATTAGCTGGCCAAGCAGGTGTGCCACCTATGCCACAAGAGGGTATGACCGCAGCTCTTGCAGCGGAAGCTGGTGCGCCACAAATTGACACAGCGATGCCTCCAGCCCCAGAGGGACTGTTGTCGGCATACGACGGTGGTATGCAGTTTAAGTCTGAAAATAAAATGGACGACGAGTGGGAAGTTAAGGCTGACGAAAGCTCAAACAGGTGGGCAGAAATTCTTGATCGTGGTCTTGAGCGATTTATTGAGCGTCAACAGCGCGTTGTTGTGGAGAAATCAAGTGGAACAAAGGCCAAGAAAGGTCTGCAGTCTGGATCTCTGGACATAGATGCAATCTTTGACTCAGAAGTATGGGACAAGCAACTATCAGACGACATGCGCCCTGTCATTCAAGGAATAATTTCTGATGCAGCATCTTTGGCTTCGCAAAAGGCCAACATGCCTGCTGAGCTCGATGATGAAGAAGTTAATGAATATCTTGATGAACAGATAAAGCGTATGCAGAAGATCAATGCGACGACAAAAGAAGAAATCGCAGCTGCAATCCTTATAGCGCTGGCGCTGTCAGAAGATGAGGATCGCTCAGGCATGCTCAAAGCAGCTCTTGCGGCAATATTTATTAATCTTCTTATGAAACGTCGTAGAACCATTGCCGAACACGAGTCTCAAACAGCTTTTAACGCAGGAACATACTTTGCTGGAAAGCAAGTTGGTGGGATTACGAAGACTTGGGTTACACGCAAAGATACGCGGGTACGACCAGAACATCTAATACTTCAGGGCAAGAAAATTGATTTGCTTGAAGAATTTGAGGTCGGGAACAATACGCTCCGCTTCCCAGGAGATCCCACTGCACCACCACATTTGACCATCAACTGCAGATGTAAGTTGCGTTTTGACAGAGATTAATAAAAGTCATCAGTAGACTTTAATAAAACTCATCACAAACTTCCGCTAGGCCAGTGTTTGCTTAGTTATTATTTACTATGACTCGGAGGAAAAATGTCTGAACAATCATCGCTATTTGCAACAGAATACAAGTCAATTCCAGCTCAAATTGGAGTTGATGAGGCGCAGGGCATCGTTGAATGCTTCGTTGCTGGCATCGGCAATAAAGATTCTGTTGGCGATATTTGCCTGCCGAACTGTTTTGGAGCAAGTCTAAAAAGACGTAAGCCAAGAGTTGTTTGGGGTCATAACTGGAACGAGCCAATCGGCAAAGTTCTTGAAATATACGAAGTGCCACCTAATGACCCACGCCTACCACTAAAGATGAAAAGAGCTGGAATCGGTGGACTTTTTGCAAAAGTGCAATTTAATTTGCGTTCCGAGCGTGGCCGCGAGGCCTTTAATAATGTTGCCTTCTTTGGTGAAGAGCAAGAGTGGTCAATTGGTTACAAGACACTTGATGCAGTATTTGACCCAGTTCAGCAAGCAAATCTTCTCAAAGAGGTTGAACTCTATGAGGTTTCACCAGTTCTCCACGGCGCCAATCAGCTGACTGGCACAATTTCAATCAAATCCGACGATCCAGAAAGCAAGACAGATAGTCCTTGTTGGCCTGGTTACCAGCAGGTAGGAATGAAGAAGGGCAAGAACGGCAAGATGGTGCCGAATTGCGTACCTTCTGATCCTGAAGGCAAGTCAGCAGATCTTAAGGATCCAAAGGGTGGCCTAACGCCAGCTGGACGCAAGTACTTTAAGCAGAAGGAAGGCGCAAATCTGAAGCCTGGCGTTAAAGGCCCAGCTGACACACCAGAGAAAATGCGTCGCAAGGGTTCGTTCTTGACGCGATTTTACACAAACCCATCTGGTCCGCTTGTTGGCAAAAATGGCAAGCCAACTCGTCTAGCACTAGCTGCCGCTGCATGGGGTGAACCAGTTCCTAAAAATGCGTCCGATGCAGCCGAGCTTGCAGCTAAAGGCCGGCGCCTCCTTGAGAGATACCAAAATGTAAAGAAGAAAGGCCACCCTAGTTACGACGCATCCCGCATCTACAGTGGTGATGAAGAAATGAACCCAGCATTTGGGCGTGTTAATGACCTTGCTAAGGCTGTTTCTCAACGGTTTGGCGGCAAAGTAAAAATCCGTACAGCAGACAAAAACATGGTCATATTTGACCTCATGAACGACTTCGGAGATATGCAGACAATCCGAGTTGGCTATCACTACGAAGATGGCGAATTCATGTTTGGCAATGCCGAAACAGTCAAACCAGAGACAATCTATATGCCAGTCGGCAAACCGAGCAACATGCCAGGAAATGCATATGTAGGCGACGCCGATGATGACTTTGGATCAGTATTTGGCGGAGTAGCAATGAAGCCAGCAAAAGGTGACTGCGGATGTGGTTGTGGTGGTGGAAAATCATATGTCATTGATGACATGCCATCATGGGATGCGTTTAAGAGTGAAAACCCTGGAATTCATCTATTTATACAATCCGAAAGCGAACTTGATGAGCTGCTAGAGGTGGCTAGTACTGTAGCTAAATATCATGGATTTGATATAAAGAGTCTTGAAGATGGTCTTGTTGTCCCGAACAGTGACTCCATGTCGGAAGAAGGCTACGAGGCGCTATTGACGGCAATTAACTTCTTAGAAGAAAAGGCTGTTGGTCGCAAACTGAGACGCATGGGAAGAATGGCTACAGGTCGTTTTGATGCAAACGCAATTGATGGAGACGATGACGGCCTAGTGCAAGAGGGAACTACATTTGAGCGCCCAAAGGCGCCTCGCATGATGCCTCCAATGAATCCTCCACGAAAGGTTCCTGAACCAGCAAGAGAGCCAATTCGCCCACCAGTTAGACCATCCGTTCCTAGCCCTGCGCCAACACCAGCGCCTGGACCACGGCCAGGGAGACCCGTTCCAGTTGGGTCGCGGACATCTGGTTCAATGGCAAGGGGCAAGCCAACACCAGAAAGCGTAATGCGTCAAGCTAAGAAAATTGGTGACGCAATATGGAAAATGCGCACAGAAGACGGCATGTCGCTGGATGACGTAGCGCAACGCATGAATATGACACGTGCTGAAGTTAGGCAAATTGAAATGCGAGTTGCCTCTATGAAGCGTCGCACTGAGGGTGATAACCCAAAAGATAAAACGCCTCGCGTATCTGGATCCATTTCAAATCGCCCCAAGCCTCAATATTCAGGGTTTAGTGAAGAGGCTAGAAAACACCTAGAAAAGTTTGGATGGAGCAAAGATAATAAGACTCCATCGTTTGACACGCGTGGTTCAAGAGTCCTAAAAGATGCTACTTACGACAAAGATTCCGGTACTGCTCGTTTTACGTTGATTAACGGCAGGACAGAGGAACATAAAGTTAGCGAAAGCGAAGCCGAGAGGATCCACGCAAACTCAGTTTTAGAGCCTCGCCCAGCCAATGCCGTAGAAGATTTCTTAGATGATCTTCGTAGTCGCAAAAATAAACGCTCTGTATCTGGGTCAATGACTGGATCAGGCCAAGATAATCCAGACAAGCCAGCAATGCCTAGTTCTTTGATGAGGTTTGACACTCGAGGCAGTAGGCGAATATCGGATGCTGCATACGACCCACAAACAAACCGCGTCATATTTAACATGGGTGATGGCGGTGTTGAGCAGTATGAACTTGACTACGACGCTGCAAAGGAGTTTGGGGCTAGATCCGGTAAAGGACTAGACGACATGCTTAAGCAGCTACAAGGTGGAAAAATAGGCAAAAGGGTTCTCACTAGACAGCAGAATCAATCAATTGATTGGGCTAGGAAAAATCGCGGATTTCAGATAGTGCAGAGCATTTTAGAGCGCTTTGACAATGGTCAAATATCAACAGCTGACTTAAACAGACTTCAACAGTTGTGGAGAGATTATGGGAACAGGCGATAATGGAAACTAAAATTATTCTTTCAACACCGCGTGGAACCGACATTGATGTCAAGAGTGGTCGCGTTATAAGCAATAGAAATATGGGCAAACTGAGACAAGCCTTAGAGCTTTTGACGGAAGTCATAGATTCATCTGATGGTGGCAAGAATAAGGTAAACCTTGTAATTACTGGCGACGACGACGCCCTGATGGGGGCTAAGTCTTTTCTTGAGCCAGTACTTGATTACTACGGTGTTTCTCTGCAACAGGAAACAAAGTCTTTAGTTATCGAGGACATGGATTACCTAGATGAGGACGCAATAGATGCAATTAGTGCTGTAGTCAAGTCTGTTGCTAGGGGTCTTGATTTAAAAGCCTGAGGCGCACAGGCGACCCACGTCGCTTAGGGCGCCTTACTGATAGGTTTGATCCAAACGCCCTCGATGGCGACAGTGACGGCCTAGTTCAAGACGCAACACAGTTTGAACGACCTTCGGCTCGTCGTGCAGTCTCTGGAGGTGTGACCACAGGCGTAAGAAGAGCCGTAAACCAAGCATCTTCGGTAGCTGAATTTGAGCGCAGAAGTAACGAAATGGCCGAAGAAATAGCCAGAGGCAAAACCCCAAAAGAGCGAGCCGAGATAGCAAAAGCATTAGCTAAGAAATATGGAGTAAGCATTGCCACCGCTAGGCGCGCCTCGCGTAATAAACAAAAACTAGGAAGTGTAAGCACTTCAAATGTGGATCGCAGCGGACGTGTTAAAGAAATCGTAAGACAGGCAAGACTTGGCATTGGGCCAAATGAAATTGCGCAGGATGTTGGGGTAACGAGCGACTATGTTTCTGTCGTTTTAAGAAAAAATAATATTTCTGCAAGAAGCGTTTTTAAGCAAAAGCGTAAAATTATTTCAGTTGCTAGAAAATATGGATTTAGTAAAGATGCAGTTTCCAAGGCATTTGGTGTAGACAAAACAACTGTGGATAGGTCTGCAAAGGATTTTGACATTGAGCTAAGTGATCTATCTTCTTTGGAAAAAGGTCAATTAATGTACACTTTTTCTCAGTATGGAATATCACACGAAAAAATTGCTGAAGCCTTGAAGATTAGTCAAACATTAGTCGGTAAATTAATTAAACGATATAGCGAAGAATTTAATCTTGATATTCCAGATAATCGCATTGTTGACACTGAAGCAGATCAGAAGCTAGAAGGCGTTAATACAGAAATAATTAATTTAATTAACAATCATTCACAAGTGTTGACACCTAGTGCGAGAAACTTCTTGCTTTACCTCAGTAATCATTCCGAGTCTGAGGCTGCTGAAAAATTTTCTATGCGAATCGCAGATGTCAAGATTAACAAAGCCAAAATGCTTGAAGCATTGAGGAATGCAGAAAAAGCAAGACCTCGGATTAAGAAGCCACCAAAGCTACGGTATTCGGGTTAGTATAAAATTGTCTAGTCGTTATGCAGATTAGGATTTGATCCCCATGGCAAAGAATAAGAAATCATCAAAGTACCCACAGAGTGGGGCTCAAATGGGTTATTCTAAACCAATAGGTTCAAACAATCTTCAAAATAAGTATCACTGCATGGTTACGGGCGAAAAAAGAATGCAACCATGTGGGGGATGCACTAATCCCAAAGGTTGCCTGACAAAGTCAATGCAATACAAGGAGTCGTAATGGACGAAAAAGCTATGGTAAAACTAGATGCAGACGGTGAAATAATCCAGTGTGCAAAGGGTTTGGATCTATCTGAATGCGGCTACGAGCCTGGCGCAAAGGCCTGCGGAAAGTGCGGAGCCATAGCATCGTCCGTCAAGGCCGGATACATGTGGGGGACAGACGAGGATGATGAGGACGCAATGCCGATGGCTCCAGTCCGCAAGAAAAAGAGTCCAAAAACAATGGTTGAAGACTACATGGCCATGGGCGAAGAACTTGACGATGAAGATATGGATGAGGATGCTTATGTAAAAGCCATCCTTGAGGCAATGGCCGAAGACGAAGACGAAGACGAAGAAGAAGACGAAGAAAAAATGTACGGCATGATGGCGCCAAAAAAGAAAAAGCGCATGCCTGAAGAATACGAAGACGAGGAAGAAATGGATGACGAATCCATGGATGCCGAGTCAGACGAAGACGAAGACGAAGAAGTAGACATGATTGCCATGCGCAAAAAGATGCGTATGCGCCGTATGAACTCAATGGGCTACAAGTCAGCCGACTTTGACGAAGAAGCTTTCATGTGCGCATTTGAACGCAAAGTTCATCCTGGTGGGTCATCGGTTTGCGATAACTGCCCGGGCGGCTGCGTATCTGAGGGCTCAATGCCTGGGCTTCTTGAAATTGAAGGCATTGCTGAAGATATGTTTAGTGGCAAAGTCCTTGATTCTGGATTCTCCGACAAGGCTGACCTATTTGTGGTTGACATTGAGCGCAAAGATGGTCGTCCTGTTGAGGCGTTCTTTGATGGCGAAACTGGTGAGTGCCTTGGATGGCAGCTTTTGAATCAGGACGTCCTTCAAGTCAAGTCAGCCCTAGAAGGCAACAAGATGATTGGCTTTGAGGAAGCAGCAGACATCGCAACAAAGAGCGTTATGGGTGATGTTGTTGCAATTGAGCCAGACATCTTTGAAGGATATGACAGCTATGCAGTTGAGATAGAAGGCATTGACGGAAAATCATACGATGTCTTTGTTTCATTGTCTGGAGAAATTCTTGGGTACGACGAGTACACGCAGGAAGAAGCTTCAGAAATAGAAGCAGAGGCGGCAGAGATTGCGCTCAAGCGTGCTTATAGCGAAGAGTCAAGAATGTCAATGGCCAAGCAAGGAAACGCCTTGCCAGACGGTTCATACCCAATTAAGGATGAAGCCGACCTGCGCAACGCAATTCAGGCGTATGGCCGCGCAAAAGACAAGGAAGCAGCAAAGGCTCACATCATGAAGCGCGCCATGTCGCTCGGTCTTGACGAATTGATTCCAAGCAACTGGGTTCCAGAAGATGTGAAAAAAAGATTTTCCGATGGCGAAAAGTCAGAAGAGTCAAATTTTATTGCCTCGCTAATGGAATTTGAAATGCTCGCTACTGAGCATGGTATTAACGAAACGGAGAAGTGATGAAAAAGAAGTCACAACCAGGACCCGCTGGATTTATGTCTGCTGTTGAAAATAAGACAAAAACACCATTTGCTATTGAAAATAAGGCAGAAGCACCAAAGGAATCCAAGACAAAAAAGCCTCGTGAGCCCAAAGTTGAAGCTGTTGCAGAGGCAATCGTGGAGCCACAAGTTGCAGATGCAGTTGAAGAAGTTGCTACAGAAGAACTTCCTGCATCAGAAGAAAGCATTTCTGAGTAATTAAAACTGGAGGCGACGTGCCTGATGGTATTCATGAGGGCTCGCTGGCAGATAGCAATGATGGCAACACGGCGTCTACCGACGCTTGGCGCCTTAGCACCAAGTCTGTTGGCTCGCATATAAAAATGAGTTTTGAAGCGAGCGAATCAAGTACTGCAATAGACACTAGTCGGTGGGCTGAATCGCGCATACTCGCAGCTAGAGCATCATCTTTTGGGGTGCGTCACAAAACCGAAAAGCAGCCAGAGAAGACAATCACCGATGCTACGCCAAAAGCAAAAGCAGAAAAAAAAATACACCCCTACGATCATTTTGTATCAACATTTAAAAAAGGTGATCCAGTACCGCTAGTTCCACCTGGGCACAAAATGGTCGTATGTCGTCTTGGTCCAAACAATAACGACACTGGATACGGCCTGATAAAAGACCCAGAAAAGTTCGTTGTTAACGGTCAGACTTTTAACGCCAAAAGCGTTTTGGGCATGACACTTGGTGATGATTTAAAACTTCCCAACCTGCTACTGCGGATTGCTAGGTCAAGGAACATCCCGTTTGACGATCAAGGGCGTTTGAGATGTCCGGAGGAGACTCCAGGCGGCGGTCAGTTCACCGACCTGCAGTTGTCAAATTGCATGATTCCCTCAGCTAGAACTGTTGCTGGTGGAGCTGCGCGTGCAGGGGCTCGGGTTGCAAAACAGTCAATAAACGGAGCTGTTGCAGTAGGTTTACGTGCCACTACGCCAGATGGCGATATGGTCATTGGGGACGAAGAATTGAGCCTGCGTAAACGGCTCCTCAAGGAAAGCGCTGCTCTTAGACGCAAAGCTGCCTACCAAGGCCTCGGAAGGCGCAGCTTAATATCTGGTCGTCGCAGCCTTCGCTCTGCTCGTCAGATGAAAAAAGCAATGAGGGAGTCATTTCCTAATGTGCCAGAAAAAGAAATAGATGACTTTCTTAATATTCCTTTGGAAAAATTTTCTGACGCCGAAGAAGTCGCTGACTATGTAAAGTTTAGGTGGGGATTTATTGAGGCATTTCTACTAGAAGCCTACGATAATCGCGAGTGGTCTCAAATGCTCGGCTCAATGAAGCTAGTTGACGCACGAGAGATTGGTGGCGACTTAGCCCAATTAACAATTGATGGCGATGGAATGTTCGGGCTCCTGATGGCACCAGAGCAACTACGAGATACATACCGATATGTATCGGGTGATAATCCTAGGCACCTTTTTGCAACACCCCCTGATATGCGGACATTTGGACATGAAGTAGGAACTCATGAATTTGGTCATTTTGCTGACTTTAGAGCAAAGCTAAACCAAGCAGGAATAACTGAAACCAAGGACATGCAAGTTCTTGATACAGAAACTGGCGAACTAGTAAATCGTAAAGTTCTAGATATAAGTTCACATCCTAATATCAAGCCTTTAGTGGATGCACTTCCACTAGAAACTGATGAAACTAAACGTGAGCAAATCGTTGAGGCAATATATAGCGAGCTATACGATCTCATAAATCCAAGCCAAGGGATACAGGATAATCTTAAAAACCTTGCCAACATCGTCGGTTCGGAATATTCGCATGCAACTGACAAAAGTGGCAATTTTGGTATAGAAGCAAATGCTGAGTTTTATGCAGCTTATAAAATGATCTACTCATTGCTGGCAGACGCAGATCCTGGCCTCATCGGTGCAGCAGATAAAAATACACTAGAGAAGATAATTCAAAAAGAATTTGCGGATCGCTTCAATGTTCCAGTTGATGCCGACGGAGTTCCACGCAGTCTTGGTGGCCCGCGTTTTTCACCACAGCAAGGTGGACGTGTAAATAGAGCCAGGAGACGCACTGGAGCGCTTTTATCTGATTCACTTGAGCGTAGAAATCAGTCACAACTCAGGAATCAAGGCAGTAGATACAGGTCGCCAAAGATTAATAACTACGCATCAGATATTTCAACTGTAAATAACGTACGACAAGATGGTCGCACTGGAGAGTTCTACGCAAGCAGACCGCAAAGCCCTAAAGAAAAAGGACAAGAACTAGACACTGTCGGCCTCAAAGATAGTGCAAAAGATATTTTAGTTGATGCGGCTGACACATACCTTGGTCAACTGAAGCAGATCTTTAGACAGAGAATGGGTTTGTCCGCCGGCGACGATATTGGTATTGACGAAATCCTAGACAGCATGGCTGGGTTTGAAAAAACTGACGGCAAACAGTTTGGCGTATGGGCTGCAGATCTTCATAATATGATCATTCTTGACAGGCTTATGAGTAGCGGTCAATTGAACTTAATCAACGACGTAAAACGCGACGGCAGATACAGAGTATTTAAACTCATGGGACTTAATGTTGGACAGACAAAAGAACATTTTGTGGAGATAGAGGCAAAAGCGATGCCGCGAAAGATGCGTCGCATTGGCAGGCTTTTAACGGCTAGGTTTGATCCAAGAGCTGAAGATGGTGATGGCGACGGCTTGGTGCAAGATTCAACGCAGTTTGAGCGCCCAGTAGGTGTTGCATCGGTAAGCGAGAAGTTAAGAGAAGCTGAAAAGGGCCCCATATCAAGGCTTGTACCAAAAAAATCAGAAGGGTCATCATTAAACGATATTGAACAATTGCTGCGCGACATGATAGATGAAATGACTAGCAAAATAAAAGATTGGAGTATTGCAGATAATGACAGAATCAAGCAGACTCCAAGCATGTCTGCTGATAATGTCAGAAAATATGTTGATAATACAATATCAAGTGTTGAATCAAAATATGGTCCCCTGCGAAAAGTGAGCGATGCAAAGAGCGCATTAGCTCAAATATTTAGAGAAATTAAATTAACTGGTTTTGGTAAAAATGATAGAGATTTAACAAATGAGGAAATATCAGCTTTTGCTGGTGTTATTTCAGTAGCAATGCAAGTACCAGAATTAAAGGATTGGGGCTACGCAATACGCGAGCAAAGCGATTCTCTTGGTGGGCTGACTGGCGTTGTTGAATCCGATGTCTCCAAGTTTGATAGAAGTGGGGGCATTGATCGCTCAACTTCAACTGGAGCAAAGTGGCTTCTTATGGAATTAGCGATAGATGGGTCTCTCGTCCGTCAACATTCCGGTGATTCAATGCGTATGTACGTAGATCCACGAACAGGAAAAACTGTGCCTGTTTATATATCCAACGAAGACTCAACAAGCGACAATATCGGTACACAGATTATGAAAACGGCCTACTCTTCTGGGAATAGTGGAATGAGTAAGGCTGAGCGCCGACAAATTCACTCTCTTGCGCAAACGGGTGCAATCATGAACATTGCGCACCATGAAATGGCTCATGCTTTAGCCGAATCGCTTTCATATGACGAGTCAATGTCTGGAACAACTGCACTAGAGCGCGACAAAGCAATTGTTGATACTGTCAGATCAAAAGCTAAGGTTTACGCCAAACAAATATTTACTGGAACAGTTGTTAGACAAATACTACCAGCGATAAAAAAGCAAGCCGATGGCTATGAAGCAGTGCTGCCCAAGATTGAAGAAGCAATACTAGAACTGCCACTAGAGATTGCAAAACTTGAAGTTTCTCTAGGCCAGACAAAAGATGTATCAATTGCTAAAGCGCTTCAGCAACAAAGAGCAAATTATATCAATGCGCTAGCAAATCTAAAAGCTGAACGGATCATCGGTCGGAATATGATTGATCTACGTGATTTAATTCTTGACTCAGAAGTTATTTATGCTGTTGTTCCATTTGAACCCGATCATCCACTTTACGGAAAAGATATGAGTTCAAATGGAAAGAATATTGCCGATGAGCAAGTTACAGACGCAATAATGGCAATACTTACTGATCCAATCTTCATGGAAGACGTCCGTGAATCAGACATATATAAAGAATTCTTCCCTGACGACCCCGTTACAAATGTGCAACTAACGCCATCAAATTCATACGATGCTTACAGCTACGATCTTGATATTGCAAAGTTCTACGATCCTTCAACCCAAGTAGGAATTGACGGCTATCAAGGCGCAGCTCTTCGGGAAATAAGCCAAAGGACATGGGACGGAATTACTGATCCAATTGACCGTAGAGCTTTGTTAGATTTAGCTAAATTGTTTAGTTCCTACGGATCAAAACGACCGTATTACGGTGGCCTAATGCTTGAGCCAGGCGATATTGAACCACAGGAAATATTTGCAGAACTACACGCTCTTCTTATGGCAGGCCACGGTATAAAGGATTACATGATTCCAGAAGTTGTCAAGCAAAATATTGTAAAGTGGCTTGACTGGGCGTATCGTGGACGTCGTTGGGTCAATACGATTCATCCAGACGCAATGGAAGTGCTAGGTATTAAATGAGTAGTAGAGCACATAAAAAACTTTACGAGGAACTGTCTGGTTCAAAAGACTCCTTAGTGAGCGTTAAGCCGCCAAAGAACACGAAGAGCCGTGGATACGAGCCTAATAAGTCTGGCTTCAATGACTCAATGGATCGTCTTAAGCCACAAATTTTAGATCGTGCAAGATCTAGGCCAATATCTGATTCCGACATTTTTGGGATTATTGAAAGTGCTAATGTGGTGAGTGGAATAAAAGATGTTTTTGCGGTTAGTCCTGGTTCTGAACTTAGGAATACGGAGCTTGACTCAATAAAAGCATCACCAGAACAGTTTGCTAAATTGCGCCAAATTGCCAAAAACCTCCCAGATGGCTCCCGCAAACAGCTTGAAAAATTATTGAAAGAACTGGATGAGCAATGACATTTGAAAACTTTGCAGAGATAAATAATATAGTTATCAAAAAAGCGCCAGGTGCATCTCAGCTAAACGCTTTACAGAATGCATCAGGCATAGATGTTGTTGCTCAGGAGGCAGTTACTGGTGATGTGCTTCGTGGGTACGGCCCAAGAAGAGGCAACTTAGAGAGACTGCTACGCTATTGGCGTCCGATAATGAAGAAGCCAGGTGGTTTTAGGCGCTGTCGTGTGATTCTTGCTGACCACCCAGAGCTATATCCGCTGAATAACATTTGCGCATGGCTGCACCACGAAACTACTGGGCTGTGGCCAAATGAGGGATGTCATCATCCAGGGATGAAGAACTGCCGGCGCAAAATGAAGGGCGTTGTAAGGGGCAGTTTGTGGTCTGATCGCGAATTTGACGACAGACTAAGGAAACTGACATCTCGCCAAGGACGTAAAGAAATGGAGTGGTCGGGAGTAGTTGCACCAAACGAACCGTTTGTTCCAGTGATTACAGACGCAGACTTTGAGCACGCAAACCTAGTATTGCGTGATTTTGTTGAAATGGAGCCGCAATTT